TGGGGGGTTATTTCTGGCTCGGTTGGCTGCGCTGAAAGCAAATCTATTCACTAGTTTGGCACGGCCTGCTTGTGTGGCCATTACCCAACCTTCTTGCCCTGGTTGTTGTCTGTCCAGTTGCTGTAGTGTGTCCATCTTTAGATCATGCAGCAGTAGGAAAATACTGAATGCCGCACTCATGCTCTGTGCATTAGATGTAGGACTGTTGAGATATTCAATGATGTTGTTGTATTTTCTTGGCGTTACATTCTTTTCTAACCATGTACCAAAATCTGCCAACAGATTTGAAAAATCAGAACTAATGCGTGAATTAATGTATCGTTTGCACAGTGCTGGCAAGTCAGTGAGTTGATTGGCTCTGAGTTCAACTGGGTTGAACAGCAAATCAATGTTGGCACCCTGTGCCTGTAGCAGTTGCCGGATTTTTTGTACTAACTGTTTGTCCAGCTTCACACTCTTGATATCTTTTATGCTAGGACCAACCAACAACAATCCTGGAACGTTGTGATTCAATGCGCTGTCATCAAATGGCTGTGCCGCTGAATCTCTATCTTGATAATATGTATGCACTGCCACACCAACAACACTGTTGGCTATGCGTTGACCCAGAGGGCTTTGCAAAGGTATGCGATACTCAACTGTGTTGGGTTGAAATACCCATGCGCCGGCAACTTCTTGCGGACGCTGAGTATACAGCAGATCTCCATTTACATAACCACGAAATCCCTTGGGAGTTGCAGCTTCTAGATAAGGCCAGAGTTCAGCGTACATCTGTACCAACTGTTCGCGCTCACCGGCTCTACGAGACATCATGTCACGTATCATACCAGGACTGGTTGCTAGACCATCATAACCCTTGGCTAGAAATCCACTTTTGTCTGTTAGCACAAAACTGCCATCAGGCTTGCGACCAAATATCACAGCAGGTTTTCCATCCCACTTCACTGTGGTGGTTTTGGCTGTGTCTTCTGCACCTTGTGCTAGAATGTTCAATGCTTGCTGTACGCCACGTGAGCCAGCATCAAACACCATGTCTTCTATGTGTGGAATTCTAGCTTCGGCTTCTACAATCACTTGATAGCCTTGGTTGACAATTCTATCACGTAGCCTAGCTAGAAAACTGATTTCATTTTCTTGAACAACATTGGGTTCGCTGAAGCCTTCTCTGGCTATGAATTCTCTAAAGTCCTTTAGTTTGGCATCTTTGTCGCGATCATTGGCCAAGGATGCATAGATTGTTTCAACATTTTTTAAATTGGCAGCGGTGGCATTGGGACCAATCAAGGTTCTAGCCACGGTGTCCGGATCTTGTCCACCGTCAACCAACTGATTGGTCTGCCTGCTGAACATACCATTAGAGCCAACCTTGAGTCCTAGAGGTTTGGCAATGCTGGACAGCAAAATGTTTCTCAGCATGCCTTTGTATTCGCTGTCTTCTGCACCGCCATAAAAGAACGTGCCCCAGTTAAGATTAGGAAAAAACATAAAATCTGTTTGTACAAATCCTAGATTTGGATTACCGTTGATGGGTGTGCGTAGATGAACTTCTCCTGCTTTTTTTACCCATTGCACAGGATCTTCACCTTGTCCACGCACCCACTGTGACAGTTTGTCAGCAAGAGCTTCTTTGGAAATATCATTGATATCCACTGCAAGATCTAGATCTCCTGAGCTGCTTTTACGCCCTGTTGAACCTAGCCAACGCTCCTTGGGAAAATCTATACCAGTAAGACGTTCAATCCATTTTACAGTTGTGGCAATGTCGGTTTGATTGATTCGCTGTGTGAGTGCGTTTCCATCTTTGTCCTTGAAAACGTTGCCACCTTCTAATAGATTCATTGATAGACTTTCCAATTATTTCACTTTGTACTTGCGTTTGATTTCTGCCTGCACAGCCATGCGTTGTTTGTCATCCTCAATATCATAGGATCTAGCAAACTCTTTGTAATAGTCAGGGTCAGGCAGACCAGACTTTTTACGTAGCTCTTGATGGCGACGGTGTAGCTTGTTTCGTACAGAATTTTCATCTACATCGCTTCTTCTCATTGCATCAAAATCATCGCTGAATCTTGGCAAGCGACGACCAGCTGATCGTTCAGAATGTGGTCTATCAAAATCCACAGCATGTGGAATGTTGCTGCCTTCTCCACCTGTTGGTCCAACAGGTCTGCCTCTGCGTCTACCTGGCTGACCATAGGTACCGCGTTTAATTCCTGCATCGCCTCTTGGCCTTGGTGCCATTGCAGCTTTCATGTAGGCTGCTAATTCATCAAAGCCTTCCGCCACACCTTGCTGACCTTTTATAGCTTGTAACAAAGCGCGGGCAACAACACGATCTTTTTCTTGTTCTTCATCATTCAGTTGATCATAGTCTATTTTCATCAACTTGGCTCTTTGTTGAAGTTTGGCGTCTAGTTTACCAGCTTGTCTTAATTTTTCGGTATCATCAAATTGATCAGGATCTTGTACAAACTTACGAGCTGTTACATTCCAACCTTTGTGGATAGCGTCAGCGATTTTATCTATATCTGTAATGTCTGCATCAATCATTTTTTTAGCGTATGCTGCTGACATTAGGTTTGCTTGCCAGCCAAATGAATTGCCTGGACTACTACGACCGTAACCATATGCATTGTCTAATGCTTCATCGCTGATTGTAGCTAATTCTTGTATGCTTAATTCTTGCTTAGATCCTTCCTCTATACCTCGCTCATCAAAATACTCACGTGGTGTGTTCAGCTTCATACGCATTTTTAGCTTGCCGTTGACATAAACCTCGGCTACTTTGCCTTTGCCATAGCTGATTAACTTTGATGCTTTGTTTCTTGCGTGATCAATGTCATTAATTCTACCTGGTACCGTTTCTCCGTCTAAACGCACTACAATGTCTTGAGAATTGTCTTCTACTACGCCTGGCTGTTTAGGAGGTTTAGGAGTAGGTGCTCTTGGGATTTCTGGAATGTCAAAACCACCTTCGGCCATGCTTTCGCTTTTGCTGCCCCAATTTTTTGCACCTTTTTTGCGACACTTTACCAATGCACCACTGGCATATGCACTGGGCCAAACTTTGTAACGGCTTTTTACTTTGTAGTAACAAGCATCTTTCTTTTCGTTCATCAAACTGGCTTCGTACATTGCACCACCGCATTCAGGGCACATCTGTTGTTGCTCTTGAACATCTTCCCGGGGCACACAGTTAGGCACCATACGGTCGCCTTTGCGCTTCATGCCCACCTGTTTGTGAGTGTCCCAGCACTTTTCGTCTAGAGTTTCCACAGCTTCATTTTTGTCACGACCCTGGCAATGAGCACGTTGACTGAACCCACGTGGATTGTCGCAGTCAATACTGCGCTTGTATTTTTCACTCCATTTTTCATCAATTTTATCTTTGTCATAATTTTTCATTAATGACTTTGGATCTAAGTCCGCACCTAGTTTGGGATCATGGTCACGAGTGCCTGCCATGCCAAAACGTGTAACAGGAATCTTTGAAACCTTTGGAACACCACCTGGTTTCGCAACTCCCACGGCTAGACCTCCTATAGGATTACCACTACGGTCCACAGTGGATCCTGTGCCCTGTCTGATGTCTTGGGCACCTGGCATGCCAGAATCTCCACCAAATCTTGGAGTGTTTCTTTTGTATAAATCTTGATGGGCCTGATTAAACCTGCCTGGTTTTTGGTCCATCGCAGCGTCTTCATTTTTTTTAGTAGCAACGTTAATAGCTGCTCCGCTGCGGTCTGGATTAGGATCTTCCCTACGCTTACGAGCACCTGCACTGGCGCGACCTTTTTTGCCCAGTGCATGTGCTTTGCTGGCTGGCAAACACTTGGGTTTGCCTTCGCTGTCGTCTTTGCCGCCACATTCACCGCGTATTTTTCCATCTGGACCAAAACGCACCCATTTTTCTTTGAACCATTTGCGTAGATTCTCATTCACATAGTCTTGGTCATCAACTGGTTTGGCCTCTATAGATAGCTCATGCAATTCTGGTTTCCAAATCTTGGCTTTGATGTTGAGTATTTTTTCTAAACGATTGATTTTACCACGTAGGCTCATTTCACTTTCGCTACGACGCGGACGGTAATACCACTTGCCACTGCGTGATTTTTTTAGCCCCATGTCAATTAAATCTTGGTCACGATAACTGTGTGCGCCACGTGCTACATCAAAGAAATAAAAAGTGTCTTGGTTCTGATCTAGATTTTCAGTCTGTGTGCTGGTTATAGTCACAGGCTCGCCTGGCTTGAACATGCTGGTGGGATCAGGTTGTTCTGGTTGCACTCCGCCTGAAGTCATGCCACTTTTGTTGAACATCACTTTGCCATCAGGACTTTTAACAAGAGCTGTGGGGTTCTTTTTTAAATCAACCACGGTTTTTGTACCATCGCCCATGTCAATTGTGGCTTCTGCCCCGGGCTTGACGTCTGTCAACTTGCCTGTGGTGATATCAGCTTCGTTTAATTCAAATATTTTCATTTTTTGTCCCGTCAGCCCGTTTAATTGATCTTGTGAATTTGCTAGGATCTTTTAAACGAATGGCATTTATTAATTTACGCTGTAGCGTTTCAGCTTGTTCAGCTGAATAATCTTGTTCAATTTGCTCCAGTAGACGTATTGCTGAAGAAATTACATTAGTGGCGCGGCTTTCAAGAACATGCCTGCGATCACGCTCAATATAAAGAGCATCAAGTTCTTCAAGAATACTTCTAGTTTTCTTTTGCATTTTTTGATCTTTCCAATTATTTATCGATAGATATGCTAACAATGGCGTAAATAAGTGCCATGAATTTTTCAACTGTCACTGATTTTGAAATAGCCATAGCTGAATTTTTTGGGGCTCCGTATGCAGTGGCCACAGACTGTTGCACTCATGCCCTGGAATTATGCTTGAGA